AATAGAGTTAAGCATTTAAAACCATTTCAATTTTTAGAAGATCAAATGGTAAATTATAATCCTGCAACATATTCTGGTTCACCAGATAGATTAGATGCTTTAGTATGGGGAATAACAGAACTGTCACAAAGAACAGGCAAAGTTAATTGGAGAATTAGTTAATGGCAACAATATACGAAAATATTAAAAATATATTTAAAACAAAAGAACAACCAAAGATGCAAAGAAAAGAAGCACCAGTGGTTTATTATAATTCTTTAGGATATGATTCAGCACCTAAAATTTCTTATGATGATTTAGCAACTGATGGTTATTCTGAAAATGCTATTGTTTATAGATGTATCAATGAAATAGCAAATAATGCGTCAAGAGTTAAAATAAATTTATTTAGAGGTGATCAAGAAATTGATAATCACCCTCTATTAGATTTATTATATAATCCTAGTCCTACCATGTCACAAGTTGAATGGTTTCAAGCATTATATTCTTATTTATTAATTGCAGGAAATAATTATATTTTAAGTGTAGGAGGAGATAATATTGCACCAACTGAACTTTATAATTTAAGACCTGATAGAATTAAAATTAGATCAGGATCAAGAGCAATTCCAGTAGCATATGATTATATGCTTAAAGGTCAAGTTGTTGAAAGTTATGGTGTAGATCAAGCAACAGGTGGTTCTAAAGTTAAGCATATAAAAATGTTTAACCCATTAGATGATTATTATGGAATGAGTCCTATGCAGGCTTCTAGTGTTGATATTGACCAACATAATTTAGCAAACAAACACAATGTAAATTTATTACAAAATGGAGCAAGACCAAGTGGTGCAGTTATCTTTAATCCTAAAGATGAAACAGGTGGTCATGTTCAATTATCAGATGTTCAAAGAAATCAATTAATGAATGATGTTAATCAAAGATTCAGTGGAACTGGTAATGCTGGTAAGCCAATGTTATTGGAGGGAGATTTTGAGTGGAAAGAAATGGGCTTATCTCCTAAAGACATGGACTTTATACAATTAAAAAATATGTCAGCAAAAGATATTGCTTTAGTTTATGGAGTACCAAGTCAGCTTATAGGTATTCCAGATGCACAAACTTATTCTAATTTTGCAGAAGCAAAACTTGCTTTGTATAATGAAACAATTATTCCTTTGCTTGACAGAATACAGGGTGATTTAAATGAATGGCTAGTGCCTATGTTTAATGAACAAGGTTTAGAATTAAGATATGATATTGATTCTATTCCAGCTATGGCAGAACAAAGAAAAAGAGTTTTTGAATCTGTTAGTGCAGGTGTTAAAGAGGGTATTCTAACTCGTAACGAAGCAAGAGAAGCATTGGGCTATGAAACAATGGAGGGTGCTGATAGTTTATTAGTTCCAGCAAATTTAATGCCACTTAATTTAACAGATGATATTACCGGAGAAAATGTTAGTGAAGAAATTCCACCAGAAGTTATTCCAGATGATTTAATTGAAGATGAAGATGGAGATATTGATGAAGTTATAAAAGCTATATCAGATATTAATACAACTCCTACTGACTCAATGGTTTTAGAAGCCAAAAAAGGTATTGCTTGGAGAAAAGAATTTAATAGAGGTGGTACTAGAATAGGTGCAGTTAGAGCAAGTCAAATTATTGCTAAAGAAAAATTATCTCCTAGTACAGTAAAAAGAATGTTTAGTTTTTTTAGCAGACATGAAGTTGATAAACAAGCAGATGGTTTTAGTATTGGAGAAAAAGGTTATCCATCTAATGGTAGAATAGCTTGGGCACTATGGGGTGGAGATGCAGGATTTAGTTGGAGTACAAAAGTTAGAAACCAATTGGAAAAAGAAAAAGAAAAATTTTTAATTGATAATATAGATCAAAAAGATGCCAGAAATTAAACAAACAAAATTATTTATAGAGAAGTTAAAAAGTAAAGATGAGTGTGAAGTAGTAGTAAGAATAGGAAAGTTTAAAACAAAAGAAGAAGCAGCACATTATGCTTCTTATATTACAATGACTAAAAGTATTAATTTTGATGCTGATAGTATATTAGATAATATTGAAGAACTTGAAGATAGCTATTATGGAACAGACGATAGAACATTACATTAAAGTAATTTTAATTTTAGTTTTATTTTCTATGAATGGTTGTGTTTCAGTTGGAGAAATGGATTTTAACCCATCAGGAACATTAATTAAATATTTAATAAAAAATAATAAAGAGAATAAATAAAATGTTTTTTAATAGCAAACAACTAAAATTGTTTAAAGGTGTTAGAGAAAGAATTTGGTATCAACAAGAAAGATTAAGAACACCATTTAGACGACAATACTACAAAGTATTAAATATATACTTTAAAGAGTTTGCAAACAAAATTGAGATAGCATATCAAACAAGAAGTCAGATAATGCTTGACACAGAATTAAGAAAGCAAAAAGATAAATTAAAACTTATTTTAAACACTCTTTATAGAACTGTTGCTTTTTCTTTTAAAGATTATGCTTTAGGAAGATTCTTTTCTAAAGACTTTGATGATGACTTTGAAAATCAGTTAAGAGAGTTTATAGCTTTGAATACTGGTATTTGGGTTGCTGAAATAGATGAAACAACAAGAAAGAGATTAGCAAAAGTAATTGATAACGCATATGCTAATGGATTATCTACAGAGGCAACAGGAGTTGCTTTAAGAAATACAGTTATCGGTATGGGTGTATATAGAGCAAACCTTATATCAAGAACAGAAGTTCATAGAGTAGCAAGTTTTGCTAATGAAGCAGTTGCTGAAAATATGAAAATAGATGGCACTGTTAAAGAGTGGGTTGCTATTCAAGATAAAAGAACAAGAATAGAACACTCTATTGCTGCAGGACAAAGAGTTCCTTTAGAAGAATTTTTTGTTGTGGGTGGAGAAAAATTACAATATCCAGGAGATCCTAGAGGTTCTGCTGGTAATACAATTAACTGCAGGTGTGCTGCAATTTATATAACACCTGATTTTTTATAGGAGATAAAAATGGAATTAATGATAGGAATGATAATTGGTATATGCTTATGTAAAGCAAATGATAAATTTAAATTAATAAAAAAAGCAAAGGACTTTATTCTAAAGCAAATAAAATAATGACATTGTTAAAATCGAAAAATAAAAAGGAGAAATATTCAATGAATGATATTGAAAAAATGGGTGAAGCTATAAAATCTTTAACAGATGTTATATCGTCTAAATCAAAAAAAATAAATGACAATCAAGAAATTTATTCTAAAGCAGAAGATAATTATGATAATGAAGAAAGTGCAGAAACAAGAGCAAAAGAAATAGGTTGTGTTGGAAGTCATTCAATGGAAGATGAAGATGGAAACAAAGTTTATATGCCTTGCTCTACTCATGATGAATATGAAGGATTAGTTGATGAAAAATACCACAAACCTAAAAAGAAACCCATGAAAAGTGTTTGCGTTTGTCATGATGATGGTATTTGTCAATGTGATACAGAATTAAAAAAATTAGTTTTTGAATCAGAAATCAAAGCCGAAAGTAATAAAGGAATATTTACAGGCTATGGTTCTATATTTGGAAATGAAGATCAAGGAAATGATATAATGCAAAAAGGTGCATTTACTAAATCTTTAGTAAATAGACCAGTAAGTAAAGTTAAAATGTTATATCAACATAAAACAGATGAGCCTATTGGAGTCTTTACAGAAATATATGAAGATTCAAAAGGATTATTTGTCAAAGGACAATTAGCTATGGGTACTCAAAAAGGTCGTGAAGCATACGAACTTTTAAAGATGGGTGCGTTAGATGGTATGTCAATAGGATTTAGAGCAGATCCCGAAAAACAAGGATACAATGAAAATAAGAGAGGAGTAAGAACTCTTAAAGAAGTTGATCTTATGGAAATCAGTTTAGTAACTTTCCCTATGAATGAAAGTGCTTTAATTGAAACTGTTAAAGGGAATGCTAAAAATATTCGAGAGTGGGAGAAAATTCTGCGAGAAGCAGGAAATCTTTCTCGGACAGAGGCGAAGATTGGTGCGAAAGCATTATCTGAATCTTTATCACAGCGAGATGCTGGTGATGACAATAAACAATTAGCTGACTTAATAAATAAAGTTGCTAATATAATTAAACAATAAAAAACCAAAAGGAAATAATATGGACAACAATGAAGTAAAAGCTGCTGTTGAAACTCTTGGAAAAACTTTTGAATCTTTCAAACAAATAAATGATGAAAGACTTGCACAAGTTGAAGCTAAAGGGAGTGCTGATCCAGTAACAGAAGCAAAATTATCTAAAATCGAAAAAGATATGGATAAATTTGCTGATATGGAAAAAAGCATGAAAGCTCAAGCTGATGCACAAAAGCAATCTGCAGAAGCAATGGCGAAACTAGAAACTATTATATCAAGACCGAACTTTGCAAACGATTCTAAATTAGAATCAAAGCATGTTCAAATCTTCGACAAATGGTTAAGAAAAGGTAAAGAAAACTTATCTCCAGATGAGATTAAAGTTCTAACTGTTGGAAACGATACAACAGCTGGTTATCTTGCTCCACCTGAATATGTAAGAGAACTAATTAAAGGAATAGTTGAATATTCTCCAATTAGATCAATTGCTAGAATCAGAAGTACATCTCAAAGAAGCATTCAAGTTCCTAAAAGAACTGGTGAGTTTACTGCTCAATGGGTTGCAGAAGAAGGTACTAGAAGTGAAAGTACTGGATACACAGTTGGTTTAGAAGAAATCGCAGCACACGAAATGTATGCTTTGGTTGATATTTCTGAACAAGAACTTGAAGATTCAGTTTTCAATCTTGAAGCAGAAATGAACTCTGAATTTACAGAGCAATTTGCTAAAGCAGAAGGTGCAGCGTTTGTATCAGGCGATTCAGTAGGAAAACCAGAAGGTATTCTTACAGGATTACCAGTGGGTAGATCACAAACATCAATTACTAATGACGTTCTTGGTGCAAATGATTTAGTTAATGCAGCACACAATGTTAAAGCTGAATATGCAAGAAATGGTTCTTGGATTATGTCTAGATCAACTCTTGCAACTGTTAGAAAAATGCAAGATACGGCAGGACAATATATTTTCCAACCAGGTGTATATGCTATGGGCGTTGGTTCTAATATTTTAGGACACCCTATTATTGAGTGTACTGATATGCCATCAGTTGCAAATGGTACTGTTCCAGTTGTATTTGGTGACTTCAGAAGAGGATATATGATTGTTGATAGAACAGTTCTATCTATCATGAGAGATCCTTTCACTCAAGCTGCATCAGGTAATGTAAGATACATTGCTAGACGTAGAGTTGGTGGTCAAGTTATTCTTGATGAAGCATTAACTAAAATTACAATTCAGTAATTAATATTAATAATATAAGGAGAATAAAAAAATGTTTGATTTAAAAAACAACATTGAACTTGTTGAATCTCTTAATGCTATCGTGAAAGATGCAGATACAAATGCAACTGGTATTGATACAAAGGGTTTTAATAGTTCAATGGCAATCGTAAATGTAGGCGCACCAGGTATTACTTTTAGTGCAGATAACAAAGTTGATATTAAACTAGAAGATAGTGCTGATAATAGTGCATTTGCCGCAGTAACAGATAATAATTTTGTTACAGGTGGTACTGTGGATAGTGCTGGTATATGGCAAACTATTGATGCTAATGGAGAGTGTGATGCTGTCTATGGTATCGGTTATGTAGGTCCAAAAAGATACTACAGAGTTGTACTTGATTTTTCAGGTACTCATGGAACTGGTACTGTTTTTGGTGTTGTGGGTGCTCAAAGCAATCCACTTCATGCACCAACTACAGTTGCTGCTAATCTATAATTTATTTTATAGATAATAAAATTATCTTCGGATAATATATTTTTGGGGGAGGGAAGCGAGAGTGGAACTTCCCCAAGATACTTAAAATTTAAAAAGGAGAAACAAATGAAAATAAAAATGAAACAAGATAAAGTAGCAAGTTCTAATGAAAATGGTACTACAACTATGACTTATGCTAAAGATAGTGTGCATGATATGAGTAGTGAGTGGCAAATGAAATTAGCTACTAACTTTATTAATAATGGTAGAGCAGAATCTGTATCAGTGGAAACAACTAAAAAAGTTATTGTTGATATGGAAAAAAAAGAAGAAAAAAAAGAAGTAAAAAAAAGTATTGTCAAAAAGTTATTTGGCAGAAAAAAATAAGGATTAAAAAATGAGTGGATTAAAAACAGAAACAGCTTGGTCAACCAATGTAGTTAGTATTGCTGACTTTAAATTGTTTGCAAGAATTGATAGTTCTGACACATCAGAAAACGCACTCATTGAATCT